GTTGCAGCATTGTTGATCCTTTAAAAATGTGTTGTTTCATGCCACTGGAACATGTGGTGCCATTGCGCAACAGAGCTTCGTAGAAGGCTGATTGCACGGGCATGCCGCTGGTGAGGATACTTCCACACTCCCCCACGGCTCCCATCCATTTGCGGAAAACCTTATCGTTTTGTACCGCAATTAAACACATTGGATCTTTCTTGAGAACGGCCTCATGATTCCTGATCATGCGCCACCCTGTATTAGTTGCAATCGGTTTCGTTTGACAGAACTCTACCTGCTCAAACTCATACACTGGAACCTCTGCTACCATGGAAAAACCACGGTTCCGGAACCATCCATCCAACCCACGGGTGAATCTTTCAAGATCAGAACTCTCCATAAAAACAACACAATCATCTCCGTTGTTGGCTAGTTCTATCTCTACTCCTCGTTCTTTCGCAAACGCATAAACACAACCGCATACTATGATGCAGTTACCCAGCGAAGTATTCAAGTCACCACTTGAACGTGTTCCTTGTATCTTGAACTCTACAGATCCGTCATTCGCGTACGCTTTACCTTTATTGCTTAACTGCTGCTTCAACAGCCATCGCAATCGACTCGAACCAGGAAAAAGTCCAGTGTAAAAGGAATGTTCGTACTTAAGTGCATCAACGGTCACATGTGCATCGAATTTCTCAGCATCCAAGCCTACGGCTACTGGATGCCTGAATCGATCCCATTTTTGGCGTAGTACGCGCCCTGACTCGTCAGCGTTAATGCCTTTGATAACTGTGTGATCTGTGTGTCCTCCATAGGTTTCGTTAATAGCTTTGAAGAATGGTTTCTCCGCATGCTTGATATAACGGCCTAGTTCAAGGTTAAATCGCGGGTCACGTGGGTTAATACCACGTGGTGCCTTGCCAAGATCTTGCTTTTCGTATTTGATAAACATATTTAGTCTCGCGTCTCGTTCTTCCAACGGGCGTAGCCGCAGAGATTCAAGGGCTTGAGTGTACACTAATTTCTTGCTACCGGTATAGCGATCAACGACCTGTTGACGGCTGAGACGGGGTAGCGCGGGCATGTGTGATAACACCTCAGACCTGAACTCCTGGAAGAACGGTTTATCAAATGCGTGACGTTTGGGCGTGATTGTGTTGCGGAAGCCAGGATTGTGTTTGTCCTTGCAAAAGAAGTACCGCTCTGTCAAAGCACGCGCAATTGCGTCAACACCATTGTTGTAAACACCTAGGTTGTGAGCTAGGCCAAACCCCTCAATGATGGTATAGCGTCTGGGTTTTGGATCGTTCCCGTTCCGGCGCACGCACAACTTGCCAATATTCTCCACCTTGACACGATCAATGAGTGATTGATCGGCGGTGGTATTGGCGCCGTGCACCGTACGCGGGCACCCTCAACAGATGGTTGGCGCAGCCTTCGGAACAACTCCAAAAGCTTCGCGCAACCACCGAGGTGCACGGGTACGCACTGTACATTGCTCATCAAGTACTCCTTCAGTGAAGAATGCGTTAAGCACGCATTGTTGATGGGCAATGATGTCCACGTTTCGAACGGCACCTTCCCTGCAAACCTTGAGATATTCACGTTCGATTAGTAATCTGTTTGGTTCAGTGGGTGTTAGGTTGCCAAATTTAGCTCGCAAGCAGAGCACTACTGCTGCAGAAAATTTTGGGACGACGCGGACTTGCGTTGTGGCGGGTCGATTGGCTGGCATCACCAATCCCAATGTGGCTAATTGGGTTGTGGCTGCTACTAGATCTGCGCTGGATGCAACAACGTTCACCACTTCGTTGTTGTAATCGCTCATATCATAGCCTGTAGCATTGTAAATCTCCTTCATGGTAGTGGCC